AAATTTTAATTACTCACCGACTACCATCAGTTTGTAGGCAGTAACACGAGCGTTTTCAATTCCTCTACCAATCGAAATAAAAGTAGTTTCGACAAGTTTCAGAGAAAGACCAGCACCCTGTGAAGCATCCCAAGTCAAGAGCCAACTACCAGCACTAGCATTAGCAAAGGTATTGCCACCAATCGCATTGCTAAAAGCATCGGCAGTTAGGGTAATAATATCACCAACTTTCGGTTTAAAAGCAGTGAATGTTCTACCAGCGGGGACATAAAACTCACGGGGGTCAGTACCCACACGATAAATCTCGCCACTCGAATCCATCACAAAAGGAATTTCGGGAGTAGCACACATCCACAAAGCAGTAGCCGAACCAGTAGCCACAGTAGCCGTCCAAACTCCACTAGCAGAAGTGTTCAGAGCAAACACATTCCCATTGTCAAGAGTAGAACCAGAGACACACTCTCTCAAAAGAGCGTTCACATCGTGCGCTTGCACACTATTCAAAATCAAAACTGCATGAGCCATTGTATATTAACCTCCATTAAATTATTGTAGTTTTTTCCAAACAGATTTTACTTTTTTGCCATTTGCAGGCAAGCCATATTTTATTACTTCATCGGTTTCAGTATTCTTTTTTATAGCAAAATTAAAGGCTTTGGCTTTGGCTAAATTAGCCCAAGCATCAAAGTTTTCTAAAGTGTATTCACGGGACATATCTCTCAACATATCTATTTCTTCAGAAGGAATTTCAGTTTTTTCCATAATTTCTCTTAAAACTTTATCAACAGAAAAAGAAAACATTTCTCTTTCCTTTTCAGCCTTAAATTCCCTCAATTCTTTATTTTCTTTTTGAAGTTTAGCAAACATAGAAGAAAGATACTCATAGGCTTTTAATGCTTCTTCTGTATAACTACCAGATAAATAATTATAAAAATATGTTCTATATGTTTCATCTTCTAATGAGTCAAGAAAATATTTAATATCCGCATGGGCATCAAGGGACATTTTTACTTCTTCATCATTGCACATTTCTTCTGTTTCAGAAGTTTCACCTTCTTCTTTAGATTCCCCTTCCGCCGACTCCTCTGCATCATCTTCTTTCTCTGGATTCAATTCAACTTCTATTTCAACCTCAAACTTTTCAGAATCGTCAGAATGAATAGACATCTTTTCCTCTTCTTTATCTTCTTCTAAAAGACCAAGTTTTTTGTATATATTTTCAATTTTCTTGACAACTTCTGTTTCTTCCTCTTGTTTTGCCCTTGCCAAAGCATTTGATAAACCATAGCGATTATAGACAACTTTATCTCCACGAATCTCCATAACTGGATAATGTAAAGATTGAGAGGGAGAATCTTCCCATCCTTCATCTACCTTCAGATAAACCTCTTTAACCAATTCACGATAATTTTCTGCCTTTAAAATATCCCACATTAAATCTACTTTGTCAACTTCACCCCATGCCTTATCGCTGACAGATTCAGGAGATTTATCTATTTCTAGTTTTTTGCCAGTACCCCATTCTTCTTTTGGGATAGCAAAAGTTTCAACTTCTTCTATCTTCATCAATACTCCTTTCTTATCTATCTCTTTTATTTTTGCATAAATTTGATTAACCCATTTTTCACATGCTTCCCCGCCCCTTAAATAATAATTTATATCTTTTTTATTATTCTTTTTAAAATAATTATAAAGACTTTTAATTTTATCGGGAGTAGCAAAGATTTGTTTACAAAGATAATCTGAATATACCAGAGACAGACTTCTTGGATTTTTTTCCATAAATTTATATTTAGAAATAGTATCTTTAACTTCTTGTGGAATTTCAAGATTGATTTCAGAATACTTACTAAATTTTGTTAGAATTTGTTCATAATTCTGAAATGCAAGCACTTTTAATTTTGCATCATCCACTGCTGGTGATACAAAATCTCCCAAAATACAAACCCCCGTATAAGAAAAATCAACCATTTCATAAATATTTCTTTTTTTATCAAAAGGTCTTTTTTCATTCAAAAGTAATTCAACCGAAATACTTTTTTCCCCATTATCTCTTTTCAAAATTTGCATTAATTTTTTATTGTATAATTTCCATATTTTACCAACTACCTGCAATCCTTTTCTGCCATCTTTTAAATCTATGATTTTTCCAGAATTGGGTACAATAAATCCAGCAATGCGGTTTTCTTCTGGTAAAGAATGAGTAAAAACATCATTAAGAGAATTATCAAAATTATACACAATTGGCTTATTATAAATTGTATGAGTAGTATTTTTTAGAACTTCTTCTGAACAATAAAAACCATTATGATTTTCACCCGTTGAAAAAACCACCATTTCAACAATAGAAAATTGACCATCTTCTGAATTAATTAAATCGAGGGATTCAACTTCAAATCGTATTATTTCACCCATAAAAAATCCCACCTTTCACTTTTTATTTTTTCCAATCCAACGGGATAATTTTAAAAAAAACTTATCTAAAATTGAAAAATGATTATATTTTTTTCTAAATAATTCATAATTAAAATATACACAGGTATTTCCATAGAAAAAAATAGGTAAATCATATTTCTTTACTAGTTTTTTAGCATACCAGATTGGATATACCTTAACTGCACTTTGATATTCTCTATATAACTTTCCTTGAGAGTATAACATTTTATATCCTTTACTAGTCAGAATATATCAATTCTAAATTATACCATTTATTTTCTGATAACTCTACTAAATCTAAAAGGCGATAAGTTTCATCTGTTTCATGTATTTGTTGTTCTATCATCTTTTTCAAAAACATTTCGGATAACGAATCTTCTTCCCTTGCCAAGTTATATATTTCAGTTAATGAGTCGGTTGTTTCTTTTTCTAAATTGAAGTAAAACATGGCTAACTCAAGTGGTGAAGTAAAGTTTATTTTCATAGAAGATACTTGTGGAACTTCTATTTCTACATTCATGCTATCTAAAAATTCAAATATTTGTTCAGCATGGGACAATTCCTCTTTATACTGTTCATAAAACTTTTTAGATAACTTATTCATTCCTTTTGTACTTAGAAAAGAAGATATTTTTAAATAAATAAAAGAATTTTTATATTCCTTTTCCATCTGTATCATTAAACTTTTCAATAAATCAGAAACTTCATTTATTCTCATATTATTATAATCCTTTTATTAAATTATTCCCTGCTTCTCTGGTTTGAGAACCATCTTCACTCAAATCTAATTCATTTTTTTGTGGTCTGCCAACTTTTGAAGATACTCCACCAGTTATCACTATATCATTATAACCTTTTTCTTTCGATTCTGCAAGCCACTTTTCAAGAACATGAGGATTGACTCCTAATGCACTGGCTATTTTTTGAGGAAGAACAATTCCCTTTTCTGCAAGATTTAATGCGGTTTCCATTCTATTTTTTCGACTGATAAAATAATCATTACCTTCCAGTAAAAAGTTAAATTTGAATTTCTTTGTTCTCTTTCCAATTACATAATCTAAAAATTTCTCAAATTGAGGATAAAGAGATTGTTCAAGTATTTTACTATCCGATTCAAAGGATAATTGACTATCTATCACATTCATCTTTTGTTGAGAAGCAAATATCAAACTGGTATTCATTCCAGAACTCGCCATAGCCGTTCTCAACCAAGAATCATACATACCGTTATTGTCATCAAAAGAAAATGCTTTCATATCTTCCAACGGAGCAGAAGATAATTTAATTGCATTTGATAAAGATTTTTGGGCAATATTAAGAAATTCTCCAAGTGTTTTCGGATTAATAGCAATCATATCTTTGACACTGGTTTTAGTATCTTTCAGCATCGGTACTTGCCCCATGATTACTTTGGTGGCATTTGCAAAATTAATATCTTTTTGAAGTGTCCTGATTACGGGTTGATTGACAAACTCTGACATGAGTCCAGAAAAATAAGGTACACTTGCTACAAGGGAAGAATCCAATTTAAATACCCATGCTACATCGGGGGGAATATCTACCCATAAATTATAAAAAGATTTACCTCTATTCTCTGGTGAAACAGGTAAATAATATTGCTTTATGTCTTTTCCAGAAAATAATTCATTAAATTTTTTCTTAAAAAATGGATGATAAAGATTTATGTCTACCCCAGCCTGCAAAAAGTAATAAAAATTGAATGAGATTAAAAAACCATAATCCCATGTAGAAGTGATTTTTACATAATCAAGCGGTAATTCTTGAAAAACAATTTTATCATTTTCCCTTAAACAAAAAGCATATATTTCATTTCTCAACATCTGCTTGGTAGCAATTCTGAAATAATATTTATGGTCAAACTTATCCAAAAAGTTTGAAACAATTTTCTCATCTCTTTGATAACTTTTTGTATTATAATCTTCTTTTTCGGCATTAGAGTAATAATTTATATCAAAGGAAAGATGACTAGCCATATAAGATAAAATTCTTTTAAAGGGCATTGAAATAATTTCAAAATTTTCAATAAAAGAACGCAACTTATCTTCATGGTTTTTAGCATCTCTTAAAGATTGATATAAATCTTCTTCTGTAGCATCCAAAGGCATAAAAGAAATATCTTTTAATCTTTGATTAAGTAAATCAGGATTTATAATCCCCGATTGGAAAATTCCCGCTAAACTTCTTGCAAAGGTAAGGGTGTCCCAAACTTCTTTTTCTGTCAACAGAATTTCGTTATTTTCATTTTCGGTCAACTTTTAGCCCTTCCTTTCTTATGAAAAATAAGTAACAGAAAGTAAGGACTCCAAATCAGATTCCTCACTATCTTCTCTAATTAAACTAGAATCCAAAAAACCAGCAAAATAATTCCCCATAGCAACTGAACTATATCGGTCTTTTCTTCTAGTTGAAATCTCTTTCAGTTTCATTACACCGCTGGATAAATAAGTTAAACTTAATCCAATGGATTCATTGATAAACAAACTGGTTTGAACATGCGGAGCAAGATAACTACTAATATTTTCATCTTTTTTCAAATCTTTTAGATAATAATCCTCTGCCGTTACTTCATCTACCAGAAAACTAAACATTCTTTTTTGAAGTTTATCTCTCATCTGTACAGCCATTTGTGCATTTCTATCAGCAGTGGCAACATAGGGAAAAATAACTTCCAAAGCATTTGTACCTGTTGTTCTAGAATACAATTCCTTATATTCTTGTGGGGACACAGCAGGGTGTGAGATAACCGTCATTGGCAAATATTCCAAACCTCTATCCGCATCTTTTGTAAGAGTACCTAACTGGTCATAAATAGTAATACCCGCATTAGATATATCCAAAACAATATAATTTGCCTCAAAATCATAGAACAATTGTTTTATACGGAGTGAAAGCAATAAAGAATTAATTCCAGAATATGATTCCATGTAGAGCAATTCCCTTATAAATCCTTTATGAGTCGGCAAAAGTCGAATAAGGGAATTAATACTTAAGTCATTTTCTTTACCGCCTCTTTGGGCTACATCGGTAGAGATAAGTCTTATCTCTCCATCTACTTTTGGAATATAAAATGGGTTTTTTCTTGGGTTTGTAATTGTATAATCCGTAATCGGATAAAAAGCCCGCTTAATATTTCTCAACCGTTCAAACATTTTTAATTTGAAATACGAATTGCTGTTTTCCCCATAGGGAATATTATAATATTCCTCTAAAACAGCAACCTCATCCATTTTATCAATCTCTGATTTTAATTTTCTAATAGTCTTTATTTTATGTCTTAAAGAAACTTCATAATCACATGCAAGAAAACCAGAATTATCACCTTTAAGCATTGCTGAAATAGTCTTTTTTGTTTCATCGTACCACCAGAGAGCCTTGTGATATGCTGATGAAATAAAAACCTCTTTTGGTTCTTCTATTAGATGAGAATATTCTGGCAACTTAAGATAAGGTGGTTGTCTTACATAAGAAAATGGGCGGATAACAGTATCAATCACATTCTTATCAATCAAACGAAATTCTTCATAAATCGTAAAGGTAGACCTTTTTCCACGACTACTATCCCGACTTGCTACAACCTTAATTTTACTACCATTATGAAAATCAACTTCCCATCGGTTTAAATTTGTTGTAATATTACTGATTTCACGATACAAATTTGGATAATTATTACTTAAATCCGTAATTTTATCTACAAGATTACCAGCCTGTTCTTTGGTTGAACTAACCACAACAATTTCTGAATTTGGATATAATACTGCTTTTGCACTTGCAAACACAGCCAGTAACCATGTTTTACCGACTGCCCGTGAAGCAATTGCTACAAAGGTATCCATAATATTCATGTAGTAAATCCAAAAAACCTGATATGGATACAATTTAATTTGAAAATAATGTTCTATAAAACGGTGTATATTTCTTCTGTAAAAAGTTACCCAATCTATTAAACGATTTCTTTTTTCTTCTGTAATTTCAGAATGCTTTTTTATCCTTTTTCTTTTTATTCTAACAGGAAAAGTACTGGTAATTTTACCCATCATGCAACTCCCAATTATTCTTCATCTGTATCATCTAACTCATATTCATTTTCGATAATAGATATATCTGTATTGAAATCCCTCGAACCTGTAATAAAATTCTTGATACTCCGTTTTATATCTTCAATATCTTCCCCAATTCCATCCATATCTTTATACTTTTGGACATCATTGTACCATTCGGCGGGGCTTTTTGTTTCAATATCTCTTATCCAAACCCCAAAAGACTCTGCACCACGATTATTCATGGCTGAATTTTTAATGGCGGGGGTAAGAGCAGTATTTTTCATAATTTCCTGTAAAGATTTTACAAGTCCATCAACGGGGTTGTTAGCCAGTCTTGCTTTACGAATTTCATTTTCTTTATGGCACAATTCCCTGATAAGCAATTCTTCTGCATAAGTTTCGCATTTGGTTGTTTCTTTCCATTTTGCAAATTTTTCTTCCAGAAAAACATACTCTTCTTCTGAAAGATTTTCACCCCAATCATCTCTCAACCGTTGAATATCTAATTCCTCATAATCTTCAAGTGTATCATTCTCTCTATAAATTATAGTTGGTTGATTAAAAGTCAAATCATTAGCATTTATATTGTAATTATTATTTGTAGAAACAATTCTTATATATGTTCCAAAAGGAGAATCAATAGGCTTACCGAGTGCTGTCATCTTATCCATAAGTTGAACGGTTTTTTCAACATAAACATCATCATAAATCACATTAAATATTTTACATGCCAGAAGAAAAGTTTTTTTCCAATCTTTTTCAGAAGAATAAAAATTATTTGTAATTTCGTTTACACAATATCTACAGACACTCATATATCCATTTGTATCAAGCAACTTATCAAAAGAGATATAATAATTCTTTCCAGCAACTAAACTTCTTCTACATCTCCGACAAGTTATCGTATCTAATTCATTTCTAGGTGCTGTTCTTTTCAATCGTTTCATTCAAAACCTCTATTTTATAAGTAACATTTTCTTTTTAGATTTATCAAGTAAATTTTGCTTTCCTCTCGAAAAAGCACCGCACGAATTACAATAATAAGTCAACCATTCACCAGCGGGAGTATAGTATTTTCCCTTTTGATAAATATCACTGCTACCACAGTTCGGGCAAACTCGAATACTATCTTGATTAAAAACACCCATATTTGGATGAGAAATAAATGGAAGTATTTTAATATAAATATCTTCTGTGGCTAAAATATCACCCTTACAATAATCCAGCATCTCAATCAGAGCATCTTCATCTCCGTTCATACACCTTTTCCAAAGTCCAATGCCTTCATTCTCTATTTTTTGATGAACCTTAAGAACTTTGGCTACATATTTCATAGAATTAGAATGAAAATAAAATGTCTTTTTTATTTCCTGATAAACATCTACAATTTGCTTTGGTGGTAAAGGTTTAAGACCATTTTCTATCAGGCGAGTATTAAGTATTTTCATATCAAAATTTTTAAGATTATAACCGACTAAAATATCTGCCTCTGATATAATCTCAATCAAATTCTTTATAATACTCAAATCATTACCTTCCAATGCCTCATCTGAATTTAATCGAAATCCATAAATTTCATTATCATAAAGATATTTTCCAGCCCAAGTAAGAATATAGGGGGTTTGCATAACCGAATCTGGGCTTAAATATGCACCAAAATAACTGAAAGTATAGGCTATCAAGGGGCTTGTTTCTAAATCAAAAATAAATATTTTTTTATTAACTGGTTTATGATAATTGAAATTATCTGTTTTGTATCTCTTTCTAGCCCTTCTAAAAGCAGAGCGTAAGGCTTCTGGACTCGGATAACCATACAAAAGAGCAAGGTCATCTGTCCAAAATTTATCTTTTATGTCTTTTTTTTGCCACACTTCATAGAGAGCATCAAAGATTTCCCTGTTCATAAAGTATCCTTTTTTATTTGCTTACAATTTCCAATATAATTTTTCTTTTTATTTCTCTTTGTTCTGGGCTTGAATTTGTTTTTGCAAACAAATTAATTTCATATAGTTTATATAACTCGCCGCCAGAAACCCATACGACAACTGCCTTACCATCATCCGTAATATAATCATTAACAATTGTAATTCCAGAAGAACTTGTAACCGTATAGGTTGTAATAATTTCATCGCTTTCAAGATAATCCCGATATTCAGTTACTCCGTGAGTATTCGGGGCAAAATCAAACATATAATCAAGCACTTCCAAAGGGTCTTTTTTAAAAGTATTATTCATTTTTCCTCATCAGAATTAATTGAATACAATTACAAAATCTCCTGATTGAAACCTGAAAGTATCACCAGAATTGACAACCTTACTGCCCGTCAATGAACCAGACATTAAGAAAGAACCACCCGTAGAAGCATTCCAGATACCAGCCCAAAGCACATTGGTAGCAGGCATATTTGTAAAGTCAATGTTACTCGAATTAGCCGTACTTTTATTGCTAGCCACATTCAAAGTCATGGCTTGCCGTGCATAAGAACCACCCGAAACTTCATTACTACCCGTATCATTCGGCTGTGCCGTATGAAGAGATACATAAATCGTTGAAGGTGGAGTATAGGATTGATTTCTTAACATGTGGTCAATAATCACATTTCCAAAAAATGTAGTTAATGGCATTTTATTTTACTCCTTTATTTTTTAGTTTTTATCGAAAAATCTTCTATTTTCAAAATCAATTAGGAAAACTCTACCTTCTTTATCCACAATATACAATCTATTTTCATAAGGAATAATATATGTTCTCCCGCTTGGGGGAAGATTAATAATCGGACTTGGAATATAACCGACAGGTAAAATTTGTCCACTTTGATATAAACTTGAAACTGCATCAATCAATAATCTTGCCGAAACTGTAACATCTCCCTTATTTTCGAGGATATTTTGACCCAATAAATAAATAAGACTATTAATTAATTCAAAATTTTGAATTTCTATTAAAGACTGACCTGTAATAATTTTGTATGCAAGGGCTTGTAATTCTGAATTTCCAGACAGAAAAGCACTTCCTTCTACCAATCCGCCCACAAATCCTGTGGCAATTAAATATGCCAGCATGGAAAGATTTGTTTGAGAAACAATATTCAATATCCCTGTAATTTGATTTAAATTAATTCCAAAAAGATTAGCAACGGCTAATTGTATCAGAAGAGATTCGACCTGAATTACAGTATTTTCTTCAAGAGTAGCACTCGATATTTGATTAACTATTCCTTCTATGTCAATTTCAGAAAGATTATGAGTCTGTGCCTGAACCAAAATTTCTTTCAAAGCCAGAAGATTTAAATAAATTTGATTTAATATGAAAACTTCTGCTGTAACAAGCCCTGCTTCCTCATAAGTAATTGAAGTCAGCAAGGTATTTACTAAATTGAGTAAACCTCTAATTTCTATCTTTCCAGAAACATTTGTTTGAAGTAAATTACTCAATTGTGTCAAACCATAAGTCATATTACGGGGATACAACTGATTCAGGTTTTGAATATTGATATTCAATTGTGATAAAATTAGTTTAATACCAGCAGAATCAATTCTGGATTGATTATTTATCTGTATAAGTGCATTGATAATATTCTTTGGACTTAAACTGTACAGAGAATTAGCAACCTGTTGAGATTGTCCTCTAATTTCTAAAATAGAAAAAGTGGAATTATCTAATCTTCCAGAAAACTGCCCATTTGCTAAAATTTGTTTTTGGGATAAAAGATTTTCATTTATTATCCCCTGCACCTGACTACTAGCAAGGGCAATATTAACTGGAATACTGGAATAAGTATGTTGCCCCGAAAGAACCGCACTACCAGAAACAATATTTCCACTCCCAGAAGAAGTATAATCTATAATCAAATTAGCCGTCAGACTAGAATCGCCTTCAAAAGACCTAGTCAAACAACCCTGCACCGAATTATTATTAGCAAGCCATATAATACTTAAATTAAAATTTTCACTTCTTCCAGAACGATTACAAATTTCCTGAATAATGTTTGATATATCTGGACTATCTACCCAACCGTTTGGAGAAGAACTAATAACATCAGTGGCAACCCATGACACACTCCCGCTGGTTCTCGCCCTGCTACTAATATTATAGGCAGTCGTAGTTAATAGATTAGAATTATCTACTGCTTCCCCGTAAAATACCCCATTTGGATTGTCATTATTGGTATCATAAAACCACAGTTTTAATTTAGCCGAATTAATCGTAGCACCAATTGGAATACTTGTATTAAATAACCACAATGCCCACCACTGGGCAGAAGAATTTGTAGAAGATGACATATTAACCCCAACAGTGGCTATCTGCATCTGTCCATTTGAAACTCTTTCATTCCCGTCTGCACTTCCGCTAGTTACCGTAAAAGTCACTTCCGTCATTTTAAAATCCTATTTTTTATTCTTCAAATTCATTATCTAATTCATCCGAAATATCATCATTACTTAATTCCCAATTTTCAATTTCTTTTTCTAAAATTTCATCTATATCTTCTTTGTTAGGATGTCTAAATGTTCTTGGAAATTTCGCAACAATTTGTTTTGGGGTTAAATATTTATTTACATCCGTAGCATAAGTTAAATTTTTCATCGTATTTTCAGACAACTTACGCCTAATTACTTTTACTCGTATAAATCCACCAATCGAAATCGGTATCTCCAATGTAATCAATCTTTTAAAAACCGTAATAAGACCTTTTAAAAATATACGAGTATCCGCCTTCGTAAACCCAGTTTCACTCGCAATCAAACTAACCATCTCGGCAAATTTGACAGGGTCATTTTTATCAATTTCTTCCCATTTCATTTTTTTATTTTCTCCACAAAAATTTTAATTTTCCAAATTATTTTTTAAAGTTTTCCACAAACTTTTTTCTTTTTCCAAATGAAAATTGGTGTTTCCTCTCCACCGTGCATATATTTTTATTATTACTTGATATTAATTAATTAATTAATATTAATTAATTAATTAATACTTATATATATTAATTAATACTCCCTTTCATATTAAAGAAATTTACCTATGCGTTTTATAGGTAAGAAAGTTTCTAACCTATAAAACGAAATAAGTTTGCACCGTTGTAAAATTTTTTGAGAAAAAATGGGCTTTTTTGGTGCTTTTAAAGAGTATTTTAGTAATTTTGTAAAAGTGCGATTCTTTAACATTTGAATTGGATTCTTTAACATTTCGATTCGATTCTTTAAGATTCGAATTGGATTCTTTAACATTTGATTTGGATTCTTTAACATTTAAAAATTTATTCATTTTCAAGTGTTTTAGGGTATGGTTTAGCAATGTTTTTGATTTGTTTTGCAATAGATTTATTGAGGGGAAAGAGGTATTTATATTTTAGTTTTGATTTTACAAATTCTGCGTTAGGGTCAACATTTTCTTTCAGGTAATAGATAGAAGAAGTTTTGTATTTATTATAGATGGTTTTTGTGTGATAAATTTGATTATTCAATTTAATTCTTGGTTTCTCATCGGTTGTACCGACATAAATCCAGTTATTAGCCTGATAGATTTTACCGATATGACCCTGTTCCGAATCGGCATAACTGACCAGCAATTGTATTTCTGGATAGTTTTCTTTCAGCATTTTTATACAAATAGAAAGTATTTTGGTTACGGGATTAGCATGGGTAGTAAGGGCTACTCTGGACAATTCTCTTATCTGATAATGTTTCAGGTGATACTGCTGTGCTATTTTATAATTTGAACCGTAGGCAAACACAACTGCACCGATAAATTGACCTTTTTCCCAAACGGCAAAGTTTATACTAGCCCCTGCGGGCATTTTATGGGAATAATGCCAGTGTTCTACAGCAAATTTAGCCAATTTCCTGCTACAAAATTCTATATGCAAGTCTTTATTTACAATCTCCAAACTATCCCATAGATTTATTAGCATAGGATTCAGATTCTCCTTCCATATTTTGAAATTCGTATTTAATATTTTGAATAAGATGAACTTTAATTTCTTTCTTTGCATTCAATTTCATCTGATAAGCACAATCACTACAATATTTTCTGGAAGTTATTTTAGCGAGTCTTTTCTTGCAATTTTCGCATTCAATAATTTTTGCACCCTTATACTCCTGATAATAAGTAATTGGATTATTGTTCAATACTTTTAAAATTGCTTGAGAATCTGGATAAAAATAATTAATAATCCAAGTCTTTTTACTATAAATTGTAGGAGTAATTAAACCGTGTTTGGTCATTTCGTGCTTGTATTTTTTCCACTTCTTAAAAGATATTCTAACTTCTGCAAGCCACAAAATATCTTCTATGCTTGCATATAAATACAAATAATCTTTTATAGGGAAAGGATTTTCTTCTTTCAACCTTGTCGTATAATGCTTAAAGGCTTTGGCAAGATACAACATCATAAACAATATCCGCCTGCATTCCTCATTTTCTTTTTCTGAAAGATAATTAAACGATTCAATTACTTCCATTTCCCACTCATTAATAAAAATTTCTCCAACTACCCTGAACCCGTGCTTTTTAGCATAAGTAATTGCACGGGTTACCTTATAAAAATGCTTTGCCTGTACATACTCATCTGTCTTTTCTAAATACTCCTCTATATTCCTTACTATTGTATTTACTTTCAATAATTTTTCAAATAATAAAACTGCATAAAGATTAATTTCTTTTTGGGTGCGTAAAGGTTTTTCTTTTTCAATAATCTTTTTTATATAGGATTTCTCATCTAAAATTATCATGATTCAATTCCTTTCCCTATTCCAATTCTCATCTTTGAATATCTCTTCCTCAAATAATGCACATCACCATATTCATCCAACAACATAATCTCCATGCTGTCCTTCCCCTTCTCTATCAAAAATTCAATCACCTTGTCTCCAACCAGTTTCCAGAAAAAATCCTTTTTTGTATAATTCTCTTTATTCTCAAAATATGCAAAATATGAACAATAATATAGCATATTCTCAACATTTCCAAATAATTCTAGTAATTTTCTCTGAAAATATTCTATTTTTATGCCTTCTAATCCATCTTCTCGCTTAACTAACCAGTATTTTTTGTAAATTTCTTTCAATTTTCGATATAAATTCGGATTAATTTCTTCTTTTTTATAAATAAAATAAGGTTCTAATATATTGTAATTACCTTTTTTTACAGAAAATTTAATCTCTTTCGATTCCCCCTCTGCTACCCTGCAAATAATACCCATGTTGCTGTTGCTGTCTATGTATGGGTTAAATTCATTATATTTCTTCAATATGTTCTGTTCATACTCGCTGTACTCTTCTTTCCCTAAAAAATTCTCTAAATCTATATTATAAAGCGACTCAACATAATTATTATAAATATCCCTGTGGTTTTTGTGCTTCTTCATATACTCATTATATAAATATATCATGAATCTTGGTCTGCGATTAACTACAATGCGATTCCATAATTTGATTTTCTCTATCTCTTCTTCACTCATCCCCTCTGTAATTTTCTTGTATTTGTCCCAAGAGGGGAAAGGTTTTACCAATATGCCCTTACCCCTGTCTATTTCATTTCCCTGTGCTTTCCTTATCAACTTCAACCTCTTTATAATCTCATTATACTCCCTGCTACCCTTCTCAAATAAATCAAGCATACAGTATAATGTCGTGCCTACATTCGTAATATATCCAATCTTGCTTCCCATCGTATCTATGTCTGCTAAATATAATTCATCCTCTATTACAACTTTCTTTTCTGGTGTCTTTTTTTCATAAGTAATCGGTAATCCACCACTAGCACCTTTTATAAAATAATGATTGTCTGTGCTGAATACAATGTCATAATCAAAATCCGAATCAGCCATCAGCATCGTGTCAATTCCATGAATGTTAAATACTATCCCACTTTCTAAATGACTAAACCATTTCCGTATCTCTTCATCTTCTCTAAAATGTAAAATGTTTATCTCTGATTTCCATGTCAAGGGACTTCTTCCAGAAGCCACTTTACCTATACCTTTCTTCATCCAGTATTTACAATAATGCTCCCCCTCTTTCAATAAACCTTTTACCTCTAACCCTAATAAATGCTCACAAAAAGCGTATGGGTCTGCTATGGCTACCTGCCAGTTTCCACCTATCTGCAACTTCCCAAATTTAACTTCCCTTATCTTCTTCTCTAAACTCCGATAAATGTACCTCTTCAAATAATTGTCTTTCAGTAAATTCCAATCCATTAACAACCCTTTTACTACCGATTGCTCTATCTTCTCAAATATCTCTACCGCTCTCCTCTTCTCTAATTCCCGATGATTGCATACTTCCCCTAATAAATATAATATCGTGTACTCTGGATTGTCTAAATTTACTTTCTTTAACCAATCCAAAGTCCCCTTTACTAAATTCCCTAATTCCTCTTCCTCTAAATCTAATACCTGCAATAATTGATAAGAGGTCATCATTACTTCCTTCTCTGTTTCAGGCGTGTACCTGCTTATCCCCCAACTTAATCCATTCCTCTCACAATTCCTCACATACTCTTCTAAATCCTTATAAGCATTCCATAACTTAAATTGCGATTCCGTCAATATTACATCTATTTCCCGTATGTCCCGCTCTGTCCCCCATATATCTACAAATTTGTAAATTCCATGCTCCTGTGCAAATTTCCTGAAATCAAATACTACTGCCTGCCCCTTAATCCAGTTTGCCCTGATACAAAATGAATTGGGTATATGCCTCAACCCTAAATCCTTCGCCCATATCCCAGCCATCTCTGGACTCACTAACCCCTGCCCATCAAAAGCATTTACCTTTACCTTCATTACCCTCTCTTCTATCTCATCTTCCTCTTGTCCCTCTATTTCTCGAATATACTCTACCAAGCGTTCTACTTCATACTCATAATCCCGAATAACCCCTATTCTAGGTGTGCTTACCCTGTATGTAGCCGATGAAGCCAGTGCAAAATAAGCATTGTACTTTGAATATACCATCTTCAAATTATTCTTGTCTATCCCATTCTCTAATACTTCCCTCAATTTTATATATTCTTTGTCTATAAATTGTACGGTTGACCTTCTCGCCATTCCAGCACTTACCATGAACCGTACATATTCTCTCCCATTTATCCATAAACCTTCCCGCATTATCTCTCGATAATGACTGATGTTCTCTATCTTCACATTTACTATCTCTGGTATAAATGTCAATTCTTCAATCTCTCGATTGATTTCCTTTATCCGTTTGCGATTCTCATAACTACTACCTAACTTCTCTATCACTCTCCGCTCTCTGTATAATTGCTCTACCCGTTCTCTCGGATTCTCTATCCCCTTCATCCGATATAACTGCCGAATCGCTTCACTCTCCCCCAACGAAATTACTTCATCCCCCCGAATCGCTTCCTCTAACCCTATCTCTATCTTGTATTTCTTCTTCTTCAAACGACTGGAATTGAACTTGTATATCAAATATTGCTGTAATTTTCCTTGCTTTTCCAATGCTGTCTCCTCTATTAAATTTATAATAGAATTTTTTTGTTTCTCTCAATGAAAAATAGACAGAATTTGCCTATTTTCTGCGAAATAGATTATAACATGAAAAAATTATTTTGTCAATAGATAGAATTTATTTCAAGGGTTGAGGGGGTGTGAGTAAAGGTGCTACGGGGACAGTAGGAAAATCGGCGTACTCGAATCGTGTAAATGGTCTGGTGAGTATGCTTGCAAGCATGGATGATGACTAGCATTAGTGCATGATGTATGCTTGTTACTTGTGATAATAGGTTATTATCACAAGATTATGACTAGGATTAGTCTAATTGTCTTACTTGCACTAGTCTATGATGGTAATGATGATGACTAGTACTGGTCTTATCTGACTAGTCTGACTAGTTCTCTGTAACTGACTACTAGTCATTTAGATTGAGAATCTCCCGAATAATAAAATAATAAACTTTATTAAATATTTAACTTTCCTTAACCATTCAATATCAAATCTTTCAATATCAAATAATTAACCAATCTTAACTATTAACTCACCTTAAGCAATCCTCACCATGCTTACTATTAAATGGAAAATAAGGAATACTTATAGTACTTACTCACAAGATATATAAGTATTACTTATACTTGCAATTAGACTAGTGCAAGCATGAGATAAGCATAATGACCATAATCAGGCAACCTTAAAGAATCCGATTTTTTAAGGTTAGCCTATTGACATTTATAAAAAACATTATTATAATAAATATATAATTCAATCAGATAAAAAACAGGAGAAAACACCATGAAAAAAATGCAAGATTTAACGGACTCTGAAAGATATGTTCTGTACAATATGATTAGTTTTCTTGAGATTGAAAGTATTAAGAAAATTAGAAAACAATACCCTAAAGTAACATTCTTTTCATCATGCCTTATGAGTAATAATACTGATAAAGAAATTTTACTCAAGAAAGTTTTGGAATTTTATAATGAAAACAAAGATAAATTACCCCCCCTACCTTCTGAAATTGAAAATGAAATTAAAAATCTCTAAAAACCAATACCCCCCCAATAAGGGGGGTTTTTTATTTAAAAAACAAAATTACCCCTTTATTTTACAAAAAAAAAGATAAAATTTTTTGCATTTTTTTTACTCACCCCAAAAACCAAACCTTAAAGAATCCGATTCTTTAAGATAAAGTACTTGACAAAATAAAAAAAAACATTATAATATAAGTATAAATCAAACAAAAAAGGAGATAAAAAATGTTATTTGAAAACGGTTTTTATTCATTCAATGAGTCATACTACACTAGCCCATATTCTGAAATTTATGAGTTACTAAAAAATGAACTTATTGTAAGCCCTAAATACGGGCGAAAAATCCTTTATCAAAACTTAACAGACAAAATATTAGAGGCTACAAGTCCGATTCA